GTAGTCCCTGACCTAAGCCAAACTCCTGTGCGCGTGCGCCCATCTGAGCTTGCTGGCCCGCTGCTTGTAGCGCCTGACCGAAGCCTTGCTGTCTTAAAGAAGCCGCTGTGCTAGCGCCCTGCTCTAACGCTGACTTTGCTAGCTCCGCTTCTTGAATGGCTTGTCGTGACCCGCCAAACGCCTTTGCCGCGCCAAACTGAGACGCAAGCTGGTTGGCTGTCATTTGACGCTGCCGCTCAATGTCGCCTAACGCGCCAGATACAACCTGTTGCTCAAAAGGATTTACAAACTGACCAATGTTCTGCGCAATACTTGGCGCTGAGTAACCCATCCCGGTAACGTCACCCGCGTACCCCATAGTCGGTGCGCTAACATCTCTAGCTGTATAGCCCATACCAGTTACATCGCCGGCATAGCCCGCTGTCGGTGCTGCTACGTCGCCGGCATACGGAGCGGTTCTTGATCTTACGTCGCCTGCATAACCCACTCTAGGTGCGTTTATATCGCCTGCGTATGGACCAACATCTGGCCTGACATTTTGCGCGCGATATCCCATGCCTTGTATTGCAGATGGTTGAAACGATAGTTCGCCGGTAGTCGTATCCATTGCTCTACCGATACCAGTTGCGGCCTGTTGATAGATGCTTGGCTGTGCTGGTGCAACAGGAGCTTGTACAGCAGGTGAGCCAACTACAGGGCCATCAACCTGATCGAACCTTGGTGGTAAAGCCATGCTTGGAGGCGCTTGAACACCACCGCCTTTGCCGCCTGATGCTGGGCTAGGTTGAGGAGCGCCCATATTCTTAATATTACCTGCTGGGCCTGGCGGAAGCATCATGCCGGGTTGCGGCTTGATACCCGCCGTTGCTGTCATTGGTTGTCCTGGGCTTGATCCTGCCATCTTATACGCTCCCACCCGCTAACTTAATCCTACCGCCGTTTGGACCGACATTGATTGCGCCACCAAACGGACTAAACCCATCCATTGCTACGGGGTTATATGCTGACTGCAAGCCGCTTAACTGGGCTTCTAATGGGGCTATCTGCCCCATCAAACCGCTAGGATCAAATGGTGCAATTGCCTGTGTTTGGCCTTGAAAGCCTTCCATTTGATTTTGAAGGGCAAGCGGATCGAACTGCGGAGCCTCACGTAATCCTGCAATTTGGTTTTGCAAATCCACAGGGTCGAATGGTTGATATGCAGGCAATTGATTTGCCATTCCAGATAATTGATCCTCAAACCCCGAGACATCATATGACCTGTCGAATTCAGAACGACCTCGCATATCTGTAATGCTGTTTTCAAGATCCTGCATTCGTTGATCAACTAACCGCGCTCTTCCAGGAGGCACATAGCCAGAGCCTAAAGAAGGATCAAAAAAGTCTCCGGTTGGTCCGCTAAAAACGTTAAATGGCATTGTCGTGAAATCATAACCAGATGGCCCAAAACCACCGCCAGCAATTGGGTCTCTGCCACCGCCACGATTTGGTGGGCCGCTTGGTCCTGGGGAACGTACTGGGGGCGTTTTTACTGGCGTATAGTCGCCCAATGATGGAACGCTCGTCGGCAACGCAGAATACTGTGCAAACTGCCGAGGATTCTTTGTTTTCATCTCGCTAAGTGCTTGCTCAAATAGACCGCTTGAGCTGTATCCACGCATTCCTCCGTCAAATGTCTCTGCTCGCGGCATACCTGCAAGTGGATCAAAGCCCGGTCCAGCAAGTCCAAAGGCTTCAGCAGCGCCACCAGTGGCTCGCATAGCCTGCTCTTGCATTGGAGTGAATGCCGCGACTTGAGGGCCGTAGTAAGGCATATAACCCATCTCGGCCGTACGCTCAGCGCGAGCAAGATTTTCTTTTGCCGCCTCCTCAATGAAGGGTGGTATCTCTACCTTTGTAGTTTGACCGCCGCCTTTTCCGCCACCTGACATATCAAAGTTCCTTTGCTAATACTGTGTGTGCTACTTCGTAGCCCTTGTCTTTCAGCACCCTAGCCCAGCCTTTGCGTCCTGCAATTGTCATAGCAGTGCAACCGTTCATCCGTGCAAATTCAGCCGCAGAACTATCCATGTCTACGATCTGGTCTAATTCTCCCCCAGCAAGAAATATGTGTAATACCTTCTTGCTTGGATACTTTACAATTTCCGTTACGGCGCACCCTCTCGGTGCCGGCCAGAACTGCATACGGCCCTCTGCCACGGCCTCAACAACGTCAGTGATAGTGTGCGTTCCACCTGCTCTTTCTAGGGCTGCCTGTAACCAAGGCTCACAACGCACTAATTCCTCTACTATCGTCGCCAATTATATCACCTATGCACTCTAATAATCGTTAGTGTTGTTGCAGGACACGCTGGCTCGTCGGATATGCTACTACCAGCGAAGGCTTTTAATGACCCGCTCGTGCTGTCACACGCCGTGGCTACCTCTAAATAGTCGCTAGCGCTAACTTGAATTATGGCCGACCTGCTTACTACTGTGGTTTCTGAGTTCCCGTGTAAAGCGGTTCTAATCGTACTGCCAGCTAAGTTTGTGCCATTGACTTTAGGCCAGAATACAAACTCTACAGTGCTAGCAGATGAGCTAAATACCTGAGCAGAAAAGCTAACAAGGTAATACCCAGCCTCACCAAAAGTAATTTGAGAGCCATTGATAGGCAGACCCTCGTTGTTGCTATCTGCCGTGTAGCTTAATAAATACGTTGTATCTGCTGCCGTGTATGTGAAGTCAGAGCTTATAACGAAGTCGCCATGACCATCGGCTAAAACGATTTGTTTAAACTCACCACCGCTTGACACGACCGGGTAGCCAGTAGAGTCCCACAGGATAATGCCGTCATCTTTAGCGCTATCGCCGGTCTCAAAAAATGCGAGCTGCGACCGCACCCGTCTTAGGTAGTCGTTAAGACGTTCGCCCCAAGGCTTCCACTCAGGGCCGCCAGGTGGCGGCGGGAACGCCCCTATGCTCACCTTCTGCCCCCAGTTTTAACGTCTAGCCTCATGTTTCCTACACGGAAATCAACTAAATCAGTGCCGTTAATTCTCATGCGTAGTTGTCTGCCGGTAAACCGCACGCTCGTAGGGTTAGTCATATTGAACGGACCATGCGAGCTTTCCGAGGCATTAGGATAGAACCGAGTCTTAAACGTAGCAGTTATCTGGCCCTGCGTCTTCTCATCAGGAATGATTTCAGTAACCCGGACGACGTTCTCACCTTCACCTACAAATATAGGACCGCTCTCTACGAAAATGTCATCGCCGTCGTGTGATAGCGATACCTCATGATCGAAGATGTTAGCGCTTGGATCGAACCACATTGGATATCGGAATACACCGCGATCGACTGCCGCCGTGCGCGCTAGAGTGCCAATCATCCAGAAGTTTTGCTGGTAGTTATATGAGACGTATCGATTGTTCTCTTGGGAGTCTCGTGATGGATAGAACCACCAGACCTCGCCATACTGCGAGTTATGTACCGCACAGACTTTCGATGCTTGCGAATTGTTGATATCGTCAAACACGTAGTCAGCGACATCGCAGGCGACCTCTTGAACCGACGAGCCGTTATAAACGAAGAATGACTTTTGCCCCATCCAGAACGCGCCCTCATCGACTGCTACGGCAGACAGCCGAGAGATCCCGCCACAGGCAGTCCCAGCACGCTCAAAACCGTAGACCACGGGCGGCCCTGAGTAAGATGCTACGTGAGCATCAGTCGTCGTAATAATCAGCGCACGGCCTCTTATGCGGATAGCCTGCATGATCTTGCCAGAGGTCTGTAACTCTATATCACCGGCCTCATTAGTAGCCGCAGGCGTCCACGTATCGATGTCTTCTCGATCAGACCATTGAACCTTTCGCGGGTTACCGCCAGCGCCAAGACAGAATACAAATCTCTCTTCGCTGACTAAGATTGACGTGTTATTGATGGGTGCATTCGACACTAAAGCAGCGTCTGTGGCGTTGTTTAGCTGCCACTGGTAGAGCTTGCCGTCATCACTAGAACACGCAACCAGGTATTCACCCCAGTTATCTAGAGACCACGTTGTGCATTCGGTTGGCACGCCAGCGACCCGAGCGGTTCCATAGTATTCTTGGCCGTAGAAATTACCGCCAAAGCCTAAATTTTCTTGCGCATCAACACTGCCACTAGTTAGGCCGGCAGGCGTAATGTCCACAATGATGTTCGACGCCAGTGACGTATATAGGTTATCAGCAGTACCAAAGGCGTAGTGGATATCGCCTGAGTTATCTAGCCACGTAACAGCGCCACGGGGCGGTTGTGACGCCGCCGCAGCCTTTCTGGTATCCCAGCCGCCAACCGGCCGCAAAGAGTTGTTCCGCCATCTTATGAGGCTCGCATCTCTCCAACGACCAGATGACTCTAGGTCTGTTCCGTTCCGTACAATCCCCGGTGGGATATCCAGAGTAATGAGAGGCATCAATCCTCCTGGTCAGCAACCTCGTCGTAATCGGCATCTGTGACAACCACCTGCTCTAACGATTCTGCTAGGCGCTGGATAAAGGCGTCTCTACCGACTGCGAGTTGATCTACGTTAAACCTAGCATTCGACAGTTTGCGGTCTAGGTCATTTACATGGTTCAAGAGCAGTTTCTGCTGTTCTGAAAAATCTTCAACAAAATACTCTTGGTCGTTCACGTTGATTGGGGTTTTTTCATTTTTTCCCATCGTCGTTACTCCTTACTGCTTTGCCTTGCCAATGTTAATAGCCATTATGTCAATGAAACGGTACAGCTTGGCTATCCATACGTCGTCTTTAGGCGTAGGTGTTACAGCCGCAATGATAGACGCTACTGAGATAACGGCTGTTGCTATGTTGGCAATGTCAGAAATAGTTTCCATCATTAGTTAGACTCCAATGCAGTTATACGTGCCTCAAGTTCTTGTATTGTTGCCACGAGTAACGGCACTAGCTTGCTTTGATCAATGCCTTGGTAGTCTGGTACTGAACGTGTACCCATGACAGCTTCAGATACAAGTTGTTGCTCTGTGCGTTCTGCTTCAACTTCATTACCTTCTTCATCAAGCACCGCAGGAATTACTACGTCCTCATAGACCGCTGGAGTAACTTCATACTCCTCGTCACGCATCCCGTCTTTAGTACCTGTGATTGCTTCTGGTACAACGTCTGCAACTTCATGTGCTAAGAAGCCGTCAACAGTAGTGTCAGCGTCAGCAATAAAGTTAAAACGTGAAGGGTTAAGTTGTTTGACTCGTTCTGTAGCGCCTGTGAGGGGAACTACGTTTTCCTTGAGGCGATAGTCTGATGAGGTGTTGTAGGATGTTGCAGTGCCTGTTGATTCGATACTGCCTACGACAACAGGAGTAGCCTCTGCAGACCTATAAAAACGGAACATGGCTGTATTTGAAGTACCGTTTAGCATCATATAATGATGACCACTGGCGTATAGTATATGACCATCGTCGCCTGAAGTGACTGCGGTTGGTTTCCCCACAATCAAGTTGCCGCTTGAATCGATGCGCATGCGTTCTGCGGCGTTAGAACCTAGAATCAAAGCGTTGTTTCTATCCGAACCTACAAAGGCCGAATCAAATGCTGAATTAGATGTAACAGAAAAACGTAGTGTTGCCGTGTCGCCACTGGATACTGCGCTGTTCTGTATACGTAACTCAACATCCCCGCCAGAATTAGATGTGGCTATTTTTACATTGCCGCTTGCATCGATGCGCATGCGTTCTGAGCCGCCTGTAGAAACAGTAACTACACCGTTGCCAGAAGTAGCATCTAAATCCCAACCAGCACCAGCAGAAGCTGTATCAAAAGATGTTATTGCTAGTGGTCTATTATCTGTTCCATAGATGTTTACATTGCCGCTTGAGTCGATGCGCATGGCTTCAGACGCCGCTGAACCACCGCCACCACCAGTCAGTACTCTAAATTGACCAGTACCAGAGGTTGCACCATAAGCCCTAAGTGTAAAAATGTTTGACTCATATTCAGCAACGCCTGCATTTGTTTGATGAGCCGCTAAAGAACCTTTGAAAATAACAGCCCCGCTTGAGTCGATGCGCATGCGTTCATTACCAACGCCTGCCGTGTGAAAGCCCATGTAGTCAGAACCATGGTTATATACAATACGGCCTTGGCCTCTTGCATCAGCATCAGAAAATAAAATGTTTGCACTGTTAGCTGATGGAGTAGCTAAGTTAATGCTAACTGAATCGCTGTTTTCAACAATAAAGGCGTCACCAGTATCAAAACTCCAAGAATGACCGTTTGCGCCTTTGTAGACGTGCAACTTATTGTCTGGCGAGTCTGTGCCAATACCGACGTTGCCGCTTGAGTCGATGCGCATTCGTTCTGTGCCAGCACCAGTACCATTAACAAAAGCAATGTAACCTGTGTCCGAACTATTGATAAACTCAAGGTTTTGGCTGTCATCATATGTAAGAAGGAAAGGACGCCCTGAAACCGTGTTATCAACGCGAATCGCACAATCAGATCCAGAACCAGACAGGTTAAGCAATCTTGACGGACTGCCAGTACCAATACCGACATTCTGACTGCCATCAATCGTAATAGCTGTAGAGGCGGCGTTATCGTCAATACCTGTAGAGGTAAAAGTAGTAAACGAACCAGCCGCAGCAGTGCTTCCACCAATGACTGTGCCGTCTATTGTTCCTGAGTTTATGTCGATCCCAGTAACAGCCGTTGTACCATCCAGCAAGTCGTCGATGGTGTCAAAATTAGTGTTTAGCTTGGTTCCCCACGTATCCTCGGAAGCACCTACTTCGGGCTTAGTCAGGCTGTATGTGGTAGTCGTAGTGTCAGCCATTTAAGCGGCCTCCCATATCTCGTCGGTGATAGTTTGATCAGACCAGTTAGCGTCGCTGCCTTCTTGGTCAGTCCACGTCTCTGCATCAATTGGTTGATCAATCCAGAGAATTATTCCTGCGCCCGTCAATACCGAGCTGGCCGCTATGTCACTGCTACCTGCAAAAGTAACAGCGCCCGCCGGCGATACACTTGCCGACGTATTAATCGATAGCGCGCCCCTAACAGCGTTTACAGCGTTCGCCGTGATTATAACACTTGAAGCAATTTCTGACGCTACATTCCGCGTTCTTACTGCGCTCGTGCTTTGTGCGGTCGTACTAGCAATGGCAGATGTGCCACTGAACGTGCGTGCGCCTGTTGCAGATGTGGTCGTAGAGGCCGCTATAGCGCTGTCTACTTGACGTATGACGCCTGCGGTTGCGGTAGTGCTGGATGTTGCCGAAATCGCTGCAGAGGCGTCTTTAACGCGTACACAGCTAACAGCTACGGAGGAATTAGCTGGCCCTAAGCTAGCGGCATTCTCTAAGTCCGCTGTGGAATAAGCGGCATAGCCGTATCTCCACTGACCGTAAAGCATTAGTCTAGCGTGATGTCTAGGTCACCAGCAGGCACACGGAACACGTCGCCAGTCTCTACAGCTTTAGACGCTGATAACGTGCCATAGGCCATTAGATTGCCGCTTGTAAGGGCATCGAATACACCTACGTGCGTAATGGTTCCCCAGTTGTTGCCGGCAGTGGCAAACTCGACAGCCGCGCTGTTAGTCGCCTCATTGCCTGACACAGTGAACGCCACAGTCTCACGTGCGTAGCTAGTACCAGTGCATTCTGTGCCGCCGCCGGTTTCGCCGGGAGCCGCCGTGAATAAAGCAAGGTAGTGAGTGCCTGGAGCTGTATAAGCGTTACCGCCAAATACATGGTCTAGGATTTCGGTTTCGAGATAGTTAGTAAAGCTCATGCAAGCCCCCTGTTACGCATTACAAGGCCGCTACCCGAATAGACTGCCTCGTCTGATGATTGATTAAGTCGCTGCAGCGCAGCACCAAATAGTTGCGCCCATATAGCCGTGCGCTGATCCTCCGATAGATATGGTGCGGAGTGTACCAGTGAGCCATATAAGTATGCGTCTGGCGCTTCAGTAAGCAGCCAGTTAGTCGTATTAGAGTCAGATAACGCCGGCACTCGCTGGTAGTACAGTAGCTCTACGCCGTAGCTGTCATCTGGGCTAGGGAAGAACTCAAACTGGTTCTCAGAGTGCCTGTAGTATCTTGGGATACCTGTCAGGTCTAAGTAGTTAGCGCGCTTATCGACCATAGCCTGTGAGCTGAGCAGATCGAGGGGCCGTGTATTCGCAGTCGTAATGTTGATGCGAATGGTCTCAAGCCAATCACCGGGCTTAGTCATGTACTGACTGTCGATAGTCCCTGTCGCCCGGTTCTCCATCTGGTAATGACGTAGATCACGCGCGAACTGAGCCTCTGCCAGTGAGATAAACGTCGGTATAACCGCCGTCAGGTCGTCACGGTTGAGAAAGTCAGCTATGGAGCTTTTCAGCTCTGAGTAGTTAGTAAGTGCCATTACTTCTTCTTCTTGGCTGTCTTAGCAGCTTTCTTGAACTGCTTAGCTGTAGGCGCGCCCTTCTCACCTGGCTTTCGCATTTTCTCGCCAGAGCCTGCCTTGATGCGCTTACGCTTCGCTTGAATGTTTGCGTAGAGACCTCGCTTAGCCATGCCTACTTCCTCATCTTGCGCTTTTTGTTGGTCGCAGCACGTTGTCCACGCTTTGGTAAAGCTCTCTTCTTACCTTTGCATCCTGGCATTACTTCCAGCCCTCCCGCGCCTTGCGCTTTGCTTTCTGCGTTAAGTCGCCATAGTGAAATAGCGGCTTACTAGATTTGGTATGCGTCTTACCAGAGTGTAATGAGCCATCAGCCATCTTGTGCAAGCCACCTTTATGTTCCTTGCCATCCTTCAGATAATGCTTGACGCCCATGCCCATTACTTACTCCTTGACTTAGTGCCTGAACACTTCCATCGCTTACGAGACAACCGAAGCGGTGAGTTAGGATTGGCAGCCGCTTTCGGATGCTTCTTCATCTGACCAGCAGATCGCGCGCAATATGCATCGCCTTTACTGGTTCCGGGCCGTACTCGCGGCTTACCATCCTTGGCTTTACCAGCTTGGCCATACGAGACCTTCTTGCCGGAAGCCGTAACCTTAACTTTTGCCTTACCTTTACGTGGCGTTGCCATATTATATCACCGTTTACAACAAGAACTCAGTTGCTGCCGTTGGATTATATAAACCGCGCTTCGCTTGAGTGCTAAACTTGAGTAGCCCTTCGACCATATCTTCGACGATTCCTGTATATGCCGGGCTATATCCCCCCAACAATCCTTCTCGCTCTTCAGGGTCTTTTGCTCTCTTGATTGGCAGTATGTCGCCGTAATTAAACTCGTCAGTGTTTTTCTCTGGCAGTTGTGCAAGCAAGCCCTCGGCCTCCTGCCCCGCCGCTACCGCTGCCGCTGTGACTATTGGATTGGCGTTGATGTTAACACCACGGGCTTCTAGCCCACGCAATATGTCTTCCGTAATGCGGCCTGCGTAAGGCTTCATCGTTAACGCGCGAATTTCTCTAGCCGTAGGTCTTTGCGGATCTTGTACTGGTTTCTGTTTCTTTCCATACCTAGCATCTGGCAGTAGCTCAAATATGCTTACTTCTTGATCGGTACGGCCTAGCCCTTGACCAGGAACCCCAGCAGGATATGAGGGGTGGCCGCTCTCAGTCACGATATCTCTGCCAGTAAAGATCTCGCCAATGTTTTGTATGCGAGCGTCTAAAGCATCAGCCTGACCAGGTTCCGTTACCGCAAGCCTTGCCTGACCGATACTCAATCCGCCCTTATTGCGGAAATTAACGTCGATCATGTTCATAAGCTCTTTGCGTAATGAGTCTGGTGCGTTACGGAATGCATCAACCGACCTAGGATCATCGACACCTTTCCAGTCTTTAATTTTTAAGCCATCGCCCACTCTCTTGCCATCCACCATTGAGCCTTTACTAACAAAGCCTTTCACGGCCTTGTCTAACTCTTTTTTCTGCGCCTTACTCATGTTAGTTGAAGCATAACTAAGCATTGTCTCGCCGGTCATGGTGGCAAAATCACCGCCTGTAGGAGCCATACGGAACGGCATATAAAGAGGGTTTTCTCCTGCCTCTGCAGCTTTATTCATGATTTGAGTAACAACACCCGGAGCTGATGCCCATGTCATGCCGGGGTTCTCGAACATAAAGCCCTGTCCGCCTTGCAAGTTGATCGGCCGGTCTAACGCCACGTCATTAATGCCGGTCAACAATCCACCTGCCTGCGTTCGATCTGACATCGTGGTAACAAACGGACGCCCCTCTAAGTCGGCCAATGCTATTCGTGGTGCATTCTGAGTGCCACGCTCTTCTATCATGTACGTGGTATCTCGTAGTTTTTCTTGCTCTTTAGCACGCTTATCAAAGCGCGGATCAAACTCACGACCGAATGTTTTAATTACCCCTGCCTCTGCCTCATCTGGTGCCATAGCTGCGGCGGCCAGTAGTCCAGCACCAGCTACAGGTATAGCACGATCACCAAGGATATTAGAGCCTGTGTATTCAGGGTCGAATGCAGCAAATAGGGAGCGGACATTACGAGGATCAAAAGTATTTGTCTCTACAACGTCACCTGTTCCACTATCACGCCGGACGATGCTATCGTAGCCTTGAGACTTCACATGATCTACATCAACTTTTAATGGATTACCCATAAAGTCAAGCGGGCTTTCACTACGAGTCAACATCGGCAAGACATTTGGTGATGCGTTTGGGTTTAGGTCTTTTCTAAATCGTATTAACGCCGCTCGATTACTTGCATTTAAAGGGTCAGGTGTCGCATACACCCCTGCACCTAAATTGCCGACTGTTGATGGCGTAAACTCTGTGAAATTTGAAGATGTGCCGTGATATTGCACGTTAGAAGGATCAAAGCCCATAGCCTCAGCACGTTGCATTCGAGAGGCTGTGTCCATAGGAAGGTCACCAGAAACAATGCGCTCGGCAACCTCATCGGGATACCCGGTAGCGATTAGTTCATCAAGAATGCCACGTAAGCGAGAGCCGATTGCCATAGAGCCTCCAGTGTAGAAAGCCGATTATATCAGACAATACCCTG